TTAGCACAAGTACCTCTACCTGTCCCTAACAATTCTCCACTAGGTGTACATAATTCGCTATAATTCATGTTTTTTTGTTTTAATAATTATTAATAGACCCTGATATTTTAAATACATAATATGGATATTTGAAATGTTTTTTGCTCACATCAAACCCATCTAATGCCTCTTTACCTTTTGATATTGATTCCATCTCCCAAAAACTCTTTATGTAAGATTTAACCTCTTCTTTAATTTCTTCATCTGCATAATGACTAATATCAGACCTAACTTTTGTTAAATCATCTACAATAAAGATTAAATCTAAATTATTTGATGATACACAAGAATTTGATACTGTTTCAGCATTAGCTTCAATAAAGAAAAAATGAGCACCTTTAATAGTGTCATCAGCTAAGACATTTTTATATTCTCCTTTTTTTAAATACGCTTTAGGAATAATACTTCCTTCTTTATCATCTAAATAAGCCCTACCGTAAGCAGTAATATCGCAATTCCAAGATGCAAGTAATTTATCGTATAAATATTGTTGCATCCGTTGTATTTGAATATCTATTCCTACTGGATTTATTTTTAAATGAATCATTAAAAAGTTGTATTAGTTACTTCATATTTATTAAATCCTAATTGAGTATCAAAAGAACGTTTCATTAATTTAATAGTTTCCTTTCTCTCGTCATTATATCTTTTAACAATTGTATCAGCTTTATCATTTTTAACTTCTGCAATTAAAAGGTCATTACTCATTTGAATATCTTGAACAATATTATCTCTGTTATTTGAATTATGAAGAAACATTTGAAAAACCATATACTCAAAAGTTGCTCTAATATAATTCGCAAACTCACTAAATGTACTATCTATATAAGTTGTAGAATCTAAAAAAGCTGTAATATTAAACCCTAATCCATTTCCTGTTGTATTAAAAGAATATTCAGCATCTTCAGGAGTTCCACCAGTACCATTAGCAGTATAAGCAACAAAACCATTATATTTCAAAGAGTCAACAGAATAATTATTAATTTCAACATCAGTTGAATCAATTGCAAAAATCCATTGTCCTTCACCTTTAAAAGTATAATCTAAAGTTTCAAATTTAACTATTCCATTACTAGGTGTTATCTGTAAAGTGTCAATTAAAATACCTTGATTAATAACATATAAGTTAACTGGAGTAGTCGATTTCTTCTGAAACGAAATTTGATTTATCCTTATAGATGTATAATCTGAACCTTTTGGCTCAAATATCCATGCTGCATAATCGTTTGGTAATTGCACTGTATTTTTACCTACTTCATATATCTTTTGATTATTAACCAATCTTTTAGTTAATCTCAAATCTGAATATACTTTATCTTTAACTTGCTGAATGAAATTCTTTAGTCGTAATGATTCTAAATTTGTTTCTAGCCAATAATCAGTTTCAGTTGTCGGATCTTGACCAACTCCACTTTTAATTGATTGATAAATTTTAGAATTATGAGTAACTAAATCTTTTCTATTTCTTGTTTCGTTAAAAATATCGTAAGTAGTGTCAACTGCCCAATCATCAGGTACAATATCTAAATTAGGTAAGAAATGCAGAAGGTTCTCCAATGTAATAGATGGATGAACACCACTATTAAGATACATACCACTTGAAGGTATATCTTTTAATTCTGTGTCAAGTATAATATTACTTGAAAAATCTTCTGCTATTCCTAATATCATAATCTTACTTTATTATGGTGCTGTAAAAGTAATTGAACCAGCAGCAGCTCCTATACCACTTGCATACCAATTAGTACCATCACAAGTTAATACTATTTTATCTCCTAATGATTCAGCAGTAGCAACAAAACTTACTGTATTTTCATTTGATGCTGGTACAAATACACTATTTACAATAGCACCACCTTGAATTACATTTGTTGAACTAACAATTGTAAAATCAGTTGTTGCAAAAACAGCTCCAACAATAAATTCATATTCCAATCCTTTTTCAAGTGCTGGTAATGTTATTGCAATTCCTTCAGCAGCATTTAAAGTAAATACTTTACCACTATCTTCTTCAGTTAAGGTTTTAACCGCTGTAATATCTTCATTTCTAGTTATTAATCCTTTGCTCTCAGCAGGGACTAAAGTACCATCTTCTAATGTTATATAATATCTCATCTCTTTATATTATGTAGTTAAACCTTGAATTTTAACGATATCATTAGCTCTTGTAGCTAAATCTGAATTATATTTATAAACAACATAGAATCTAATCCAAACACCCATTTCCTCGAAGTGAGACATGATAGTATTAGAATCTGATCCAGAAGTAATTAAAGCATCTGCGTTAGTAGCTTCTTTATTAGTATAAATATTTGCTCTCATTCTAGTGAAAGGAATTTCCATATCAGAAACAGACCATTTTTTACCAGCTATTTCAGTTCCATTAGCAAAATCAAAAGGATAGTTTTCATAAACACCAATTGAACCATCTCTCAAGAACCATCCGTTGAAAATATCATCTTCAGGGGCAATATTTCCAGATTCATGTAATCTATCCATAGGTAAGAAACCTAATGCTTGTAGATTTTTTTCATTATTTGAAGCATATTTTGCAGCTTCAGATTTTTGAACAGCTAAACCAGCTCTATTTGTAACTAAACGATACTGACCACCTAATTCATTAGCAGCCATTAATTGTTCTAGGTTGTAGAACATTGTTTCTTTTTGAGCAGCTTTGTTAACCTCAAGAATATCAGGAGTAGTATTAAATGTAAATGTACCATCACCTTGTGAAACTTGAGTAGTGTAATCTAATTTTTGTGTTTTTCTACTCTCTAAAACTGTAGCTAAAACACTTTCAATAGTATTACCCATTGCATAAGCAATATTTTTCATTTTTTGGTCTCTAGCAAAATCTGAATCAACCATGTTGTTAGCGTAAGTTGATGGATAATGTCTAAATCCACTAAATACATCATACGCAGTAAATGAATACTTTGCTGATTCTTCTAAATTTGTTGGAATAAAATCGAACCCTGGAGTTTGATTTACAACAACAGTTTGGTCTTTAATAACAGGTATCTCAACTTGTCTTAAAGACGACGTACTAGCCAACTGTGCTTTTGCACTTGGCGGAATGTAATCTACAAAAGGAGTAGATTCTTTAACTGCATCAACAATACCTAATTCAGCAAACCTTTTTTCATTGGTAGCATCTGAAACTTGGATATTGTTCCACAGAGAAGCATTAATGTAACTCATCTTTTTTTTGTTTTAAATTAATTATTATTAGCGTTCTCTCGCTACTTACTATTCAATATTGCTTTATTAAGTTCTGCAAACTTAGAAGCATAATCGTTACTTGTTGAATTAATGCCTTTCGTTGCTAAATATTCTCTTATTAGCTTTGAACGTTGTTCAGCATCAATACCTTCAGGAACTTTAAATGGCACACCTTCTATATCAGAAAGTTTAGTTTCTTTTGAACCAGTACCAGCTTGTTGTCTACCTTGTAATAAAGTATTTATATTCTCATCTTTACTTAATAAATCAGAAAGTTTTAATATTCTGTGTTTATTTTCTTTATCAACTGCTTTTGGTTCTCCATCAACAATTTCTAAATCATATTTATCTAAAACTGAATTTTTAAATTCATCCCACTTAGCTTTAGCTTCGTATTTATTTACCGTATCAGGAAAATTAGGTTTAACACTATTAAATGCTACTTGCAGTTTAGTTTTATTATATTTATCGTATAAAGGGTCGAACTTTTCTGCTTTCTCCTTTAATTCATCAAAATTAGCATATTTTTGGAGCAATGTATCTTTCTCTGTTTCAAGATTTGTAATCTTTGAAATTAAATCATCATTACCTTTAAAATCTTTTACTTTTTGCTCGTACTCTAACTTTTTCTGTTCAACTGCTGATAATTTAGAAGTATTGAACTCTCCCCAAGCTCTATTTATATAATCTCCAGCTTTTTCGCCTTGAGTTCTAGCGATACTTGTATCTGTAGCTATTTTATCTAAAGCACCATCTAATATTGCTTCTGCATTTTTATTAGCTAAACCTTCAAACTCTTGTTTTGAAGTTGCTATTTGTTCAGAAAGAAAAGTTACAACTTTAGGTGCATTTTCTTCTGTTAATCCTAATTCCGTTATTTGCTCTGCTGATAATTCCATAATATTCTTTTATTATTTCGTTAATTCCTCTTTTAATTTCTTAATTTTCATCATATGATGAGGTTTCTTACCAAACTTTTCTTCATATTTAACCTGTAAATCTTTCAATTCTTCATCATCGTCTTTATCATCATCATTACCTTTATTCATAAAAGCTTCTAATTTAGCCTCTAAATCTGCTATTTTTTGTTGCTCTGTAGTTAATTTAACTGTTTGGTCTCCTTTATATGCAAATAACACCTCTTCTTTGATTTTCTCAGGTATTTCACATTCAACATATTTTTTATCCTTTAATTCGAATAATTTTTCAACTTCAACTTTACAGAATCCATTTGCAATTAAACGTTTTAAATAATTTTTCCATTCTAATGTACCGTAACTTAATGAAACTTTATTGTTTTCATTTTCTACTTTACCATTTTCGTCTTTAAGAATCTTCGCTCCCTTGAATACTCTCAGGTGTACTACTTTTTTCATAATTGTCTCTAATTATTATTGTTATTAAATTATTTATTAAAACTACTTTCTCGTTTTCTGTTCCTTCAATAGATTTCCAAAATGTTAAAATATCACCGTATAAAGATTCAAAAAGTCCAATCCAGTAATTAAATCTTGTTTGATATTGGAACGTAATATCTCCTACTTGTTTTTCAGCAACAGCAATATCAAAATCTTGCTTAACAGCATAAGGTATTAAATGATATAATATAAATTCTCTTGTAAAATTATCTTCGTTAAATCTATTTCTATTTCTAGCTGATTTTATTAATAAGCTCTTAGTCTCAATAGGATTAGGAGACTCCTTAATCATATCGTAAATAGACCTTTGTGTATCTAAAAAGAAATCAGACCCATAAAAAGCTTCATTTGAAACATTATCCTTACCAAACTTTAATCCTAAGAAATTATAATCACTTCTTGTTCTAAGTCGGCTCAATTGCATTGATAAATCTCTAAGTTTATCTTGTCTTGATACAATTGTTACTTTGTTTATTTCAGAATCACTTTTAGATCCCTCTGGAGTGCTACCCTCAGAATAATCTCCAATTACATTTGAAATAATACTCGCTTTAACCTCTTTTATTCTAGTGTTAAGGTAATTTAAAGCTTCAGTTGGTATGTAGAAGAAATTAAGATAGTTTGTAACAACATCCATATCTACACTACCATCTTCTTTAACTACAACAGGTACTTTAACCCTACTACCTGTTTGCATTGCACCATCTTGCGCATCAACACCTCCTTTAACTTCAGAAGTTTGATTTTTTATTTGCTGTAATGACATTGGTTCTCCTGGAGCACCTTCACCATCTTTATTTTCATTAGTTGAACCTGTGTCTAATTGTGTAACGATAGGTATTGCACCATTTGGCTCTACCATTCGTTGCATTGTTTTTAAGAATACGTATTCTTCTAATTCCTCTCTAACATAAGAAAAAATAGATTTTCTAATTACATCACTTTCAGAAAATGATTCATTACTAATATAATCAGCAGGACATCTACCTAAATCGTGAGGAACAGACAATGTAGGTTTTTCTGCAACTTCTCCATTCTCATCCTTTTCATAAAATAGATAATTTTTATCATCTATATATAAAACACCTTTTAATATTCTATCTTCAAATGGTATTTGTGCTGAATAAGCTACTCGGCTAATTATACTATTGCTAGAATCTATTGCTACTACATTATCAATAGATATTATTGATTTGTATGGGGAGTTTATATCATTAAGGTCAACAACGCAAATATCATTATGTCTAAATAATAAAGCATTGAACATTTGATTGTCAAACTCTTTAATGTCTAAAAATTTAGGATTCTTTACTAATTCTCCGTTAATCTCGTACTTAAAAAAAGAATCTTCAGAAAAGAAAACACGACCTAATGGTGTTTTAATTTTATCATTGATTAATCGTGCAGAAGGTAGTGGATGTCTAAGGTATTTGTATATTAAAAGAAAGTTTTCCGTTTTAAATACGCTTTTAACAAAATTTAAGAAATAATCATTACCCTGATAGTTTCTTTCAGCCCATTGCTTAATATATGACAACGAAACATCTTCTTGTACACTTGATTCAGTAAAGTAAGATAGCTGTTTTTGTTGCCTAGAGGCAATTGTTAAATCGTTGTTGTTAGTTTTGCTTTGGATGAAATCTCTTGGCACTATAAATTTTATTTATAAAAACAAAGATAAGAATAATTATTGATATAACAATAATTTATTGAACAATAATTAAAATAGGTAAATTTTATAGAGTCCATATAGAGAATCGAACTCTAAATAACAGGTTTGCAATCTGATAACTTCACCATCAGTATTATGGACTTTTGTGGGATAGGTTAGAATCGAACTAACTTCGCTCGGGCTTCAACCGAGTGCAATAACCATATTTGCTACTAACCCTTTTGCACACCTACAAAGAATCGAACTCTGTCCTATTGGTTTGGAATCAATTTGGCTACCATAGCCCTAGATGTATTTGCGTTTTAGGTAGGATTCGAACCTACTATCTTGTGGTTAACAGCCACTTGCTTGTCCATATAAGCTCCTAAAACATATTTGCAGAAAGAGTAGTATTCGAAACTAAATGTTTTACCATCACATCCCTTAGCAGGGGAGTCTAGCACCTTGCTAGTTCACTTTCTATTTGAGGAAGATAGAGTAATCGAAACCCCACCGAATAAACGATGACCTGGGGTTCAAGCCCAGTTTGCTGCCTTAGCGTTACCTTCCGTTGTGGGATAAGATGGATTCGAACCACCCAGTTAGAAATTTACAGTTTCGACTCCTGCCGAAGTTATCCCAAAAAAAAAGCCTTACATTTCTGCAAGACTCTAGTGTTTTATATATAGGTTAATTATTTACACACCTGTCTTGCCTGATTCAAATAACCAAGAATTAAAACAACTATATGAATAATTAAATAATTTCATAAGGCAAAGATATAACTTTTTAATCAATAAAAAAAATAAAATAAAAAAAAGACTCTCAAAAAGGATTCGAACCTTTACTCTTTCGGGTCGTAACCGAAGGCTTTTCCATTTAAGCTATTGAGAGATAGTACCCCTGACAAGATTCGAACTTGCACACCCATTACTGAATACTAGGGCTTAAACCTAGCGTGTCTCGCCATTTCCACCACAGAGGCATTTGTACGCGTAAAGAGATTCGAACTCTTATAACTTGGTTTCTAAAACCGCGATGTAAACCATTTCCATCATACGCGCATTTGGGTGTTAATTGAGAATCGAACTCAAACCTATGGATTCACAGTCCATCGCACTAAACCAATTATACTAAAAACACCATTTAGCTAGAGTACCTAGATTCGAACTAGGATTACGAGATTCAAAGTCTCGTGTGGTAACCATTACACTATACTCTAATTTGTACTGCCGATGGGAATCGAACCCACTTTGTCAAGATTGAAAGTCTTGTAACTCGACCTATATCGTTCTCAGCAGCATTTTTTGTCTAAGTGGCAAGATTCGAACTTGCAATAATCCCGATTCCAAGTCGGGTAACCGCACCAAATGGATCGCACCTAGAAATGAAAAAACCCCCAATTAAGGAGGTTTTTCTATATTTTATGTTTCGAATTATTTAAAACTCTACTATATCACAAAAAGAGACACCTCCAAAATTGGATTGCGGTTGCTCAAGATGTAATAAACGTGTTTTCATAAGGCAAATATACAAAAAAATATTTAATCTGAATGTATTTCTTCTAAAATTTTATCTTGAAGTTGACCAATCTGTTCATTTAGCAATTCTAACTTAATCTTAAAACTACCATCAGTATCAAAACTAAAGGTGTTGTTTTTTATATTGGCTTGGATTAGCTCCAATCTTTCTTTTATCTTTTTATCTAATTCTTCTTGATAATCCATTTCTAATTATAATAAACATTAGCATCAATACCTAAGTAATTTAAAACTGCTTGGATATGATTTCCGTTACTTTCTACTTTTTCACCATTTATAATTAATGATGAAGTTCTATAAATACAATTACCATCATCATCATTTTGATCGGCTGATTCGATAATAATTTCTAACTCATCCTCTATTTCTGGCATAATATACATTTTAATATGATAAAATTATAAATAATAATTGGATAAACCTAATCTAACACCATTTAACTACTATATCCTTGAAAGTTTTAACTTCAGTAATCATTCTCATCATCATCATATCTGCAAAATCAGGGCTACGACCTAAACGCTCTTTTAAATCTCCTTTCTTCTCTAATCTTATTTTACCATCATCTGTATCTGGCTCTTTCATTATTTGTTCAAGTTCTTCGGTAATCTGTTTAGAATATGTTTTATCTTGAATATAAATCTGATTCTTGTCAACCATTTCAGCCAATTTAAAGTAGCATTGTGTTTTAAGGTTTTTATAATTATCTCTACCAAATGCCTTTCTATTATTACGAAATGGTTTAGCTCCTTTTAAAAATCCTGTTTTAGTAGATTGAACCACAAACTTACGAATACCATCTGCATCATAAATAACATTCCCAATAGGTATTCCATATTTAAGCCTTAAATCATTAATTTTTTTACTAACCTGAGTTTCGTCAATTTTATCAATAGCTATTATTTTTTCCAAAATGAACCCATCCCAAATACCAATTACAAATAAATCACTACCTTGATAAGCTATATCAGCAGTAAGATATTTATACCCTGTCTTTTTAATGTGCTCATTAATCCATAAATCAGTTATCTTTGTAAAATCAAATAGTTTTAATGGATTACCATCATATTCCCAATTACCATATACCAAACGCTGAACACCGTTCTCGTCCAATGTATCTAACAATCCTTGATAATAATCTTCACTCATAGTTTTATTATCCTTTGGCAAGGCAATAACCATCTTTTTATAAAACTCTAAAGTACCATCTCTTAACTTTTTATAATACTTTGTGTATAAGTAATTTTTAGCAGGGTTGCACGTTTCAAGTAGTTTCTTAGTCAATCCATAATCTTTATTCTTCCAACGACCCAAACTAATAAATAAGTTATTTCTGCACTCTTCTTCAAACTCTCCAGCTTCTTCTATCCATCCTCTAGTCATCTGCATAGAACCAAATCTTGCATAAATAGGATCGCTCGGTAAATATTTAGCATCTAAGAATAAAACCTCACTACCATTATGTAATTTAAACATATTGTGTTTGCCATCAAACTTATACATGTTTTCAGTAATCCCCCAATGAGAAAACACCTCATAAACAGATGGTATTGTATGTTTAACTAAATCAGATAATGTTTTACGAGCGATGAAATAACGAGTACCAGGGTACATAAAAGCATCACCAAAAATTAAAGATACACCCAAATAAGATTTTCCACCACCTTTAGCACCACCATAAACCAAACTAGTTGTTGTATCGTCTATCCAATACTTAGCAGCCTCTAATTGCTTCTTGTTTCCATTTACATTAAACTTTATTTCCATACTCTAAAATTTACACAAATATATAAAAAAAACCCTAGCCTTACGAAAACTAGGGAAATACTAACCAAATAAAAATAAAATGAAAAAATTAAACCTATGAAAACTTAATACTGCTAATATACAAAAAAATATTTAAATTTGTTACTTTTTATATATTTAAGTTATCTATTTCTAGTTGTGATAATTCCTTATCCCAAAATCTCAATTCATCCATCTCTCCAGTAACATTAAACGAGTTATTATCAATCCCACTTATTTGAACGCCTGAGCTTGAGTTTCTCATTCTTGTATAAGTTCCGCTTGTAGATGTAGAGCCTCCACTTACAGCGTTAATATAAAGACTCATTCCTGAAACTAAACCACTACCATCATATGTTACAGCTAAGTTATTCCAAGCACTTACAACTGGCGACCATGTAAATTCTTTTAATAAAAATGATCCATTTGAATTATCCCAAAGTATTAAAGTGAATTTATTACCTGTATTATTTAAAATATCATATTCATAATTAGATGCACCTCCATTTCTTTTACTAACCATCCAACACCTATTTACAGTATTAAACTTAAAAGAGAATGTAACACTGAAAGGTGTATCAGTTAATCCATCTGTAAAACTAAAGGTGTCTGAATCTGTTATTTTAACATAACTATTAGAACCACTAAAAACTATTGATTTATCTAACTTTCCAGAAGCATTATAGGTTACATTAGTTCCAATACCATTATTTAAACCTAATTGATCATTTACATTATCTTCAAATCTATAATATGCAATTAAATTAGGTATGGATGGAGAAGATTCACCTAATAAAACATCTGTAACTAATGTATTACCAATATAGGCTTTTGTTATTACGTTATTTCCTAATCTTAAATCCATTATGGTATTATTATATAAAGAGTAGTTGCTATCTTTGTTCCTGCATCATACTCAGCTTGTGTTAAACTAACTACATTTAAAACAACATCACTTCCAGTAGGTTCTCCTACCGTATTAGATTTAACAGTTTTATCCTCTTCCTCTAAAATTGTTCCATCTGTAGCGAATCTTGCCGTATAATCACTTGGAGTTTTAGATAAATCGACAGCTTCAAAATCACCTGAACCATAAAATGGTGATCTTTGACTACCATCAGCATTCATCCAATGTACTATTTTATCATTTCCAGAACCACCTCCAGGACTAATATTAAAAAAAATAGGTTTAGCTGACGCTCCATTAAAATGTCTTAATCCAAATTCAGCACCAATACTTCTCACCCCTATTCTTGTAGCGTGTAAAGGTGGATTTGAATCTTTTATATCTGTATCTGAAACATCAAACCAAGCAAAACCATTACCATCACTCTCGATAGGTGATCCGTTAGGCATTAAATCAACAGCAATAACTTTATCTACATCGTTAGGTCTAAATGAAGGTACTGGAAATGAAACACCTACATCTCTGCTTGTAAGTTCCCATGATTCAGTAGCTATACCATCTATATTAACGCTTTCGTAAGTTGGGTTTGTGCCTCCATTACCAGAGGCTGCTACTTTCCCAAATTTTCAGCTACAAAAGTCCTAAATGTTTCATCTGTAAAAGGAGTATCTGTAGAATTAACTGCATTAGCTAAAGGAATTTTCAAAGTTCCAATATAGCTATTCTTAGAACCATCTTTTTCTAAAAATAATATCTCACCATTATCTAATTTATTACTATCATACCACATATACTTAGATGGCTCATCTAATTCTATTTTACCTAATACTGTGTCCTCAACTCTTATAGCACTACCTACAATCTTAATTCTTTTTGCCATTTTTTAGTTTTTAAATATTATATAAAATTACGAAATAATCGACTAATATACTAATTATTATGCAATTAAACTAACTTTTCTAATTCAATCTTAACCTCAAACCAGAACCTATACTCGCCCAATATCTCAACAGTAGATTTCAAACCTTTTAAAACTGATAATATTCTAACAACATCAATCAACGCACATTTAATAGCATTATCTCTACACTCATTCTCGGAATATCCAACCCAAGCATAAGCCGAATAATCACCTACCATTTCTTTAGCCTTATCTTTAGCAATCATAAATTCTCCTTTATTGAACAAAAACCTACCTCAAAATACTGATAACGATAGCCAGGCAACTTATCCCAATCCAAAGCAGCAGCATAAGTCATTACCTTACGAAAACATTTATCACCCTTCGTAACTACCAACTCAACCTCACTACTCAACGGAAATGTATTCTCTTTTTTCTTCATATCATAATTTAAAAAGTCCTTTGTCAGTTATCAGCTGAATAAGAATACGACTAGCGATGCATCACTGAAGTATTTTTCGACTTATCTCTAAAATAAACACAACTCGATAAAGTTTAATAATATTAATAGCTCCTGTTCCCGTTAGAATAATTAAGCGTGTACGCACTATCTATTATCGTTTATCTTCAAGCAAAGAACTTAGTTAATTAGGCAGCTCCATCCTAATCTCGTCGGCTAAGGTTTTTAAAGTGTTACCACTAAACTCGGTTACCGCTTTACCCATTTGTTAACCACTGTGAAGCTTACTAAAGCAAATATAGTGAATCATCGCCAAACCACCAAGTCTTTTATTAATTGCGTAGCAATCGACGATATTTTTTCTCAGACCACATTATATCGCCTACACCGTTCCAACCATACAAACATACCACCGAACACATAAAACAGCATTAAATCAACATAATTTAGCCTTATCATACACGAATCACAACAACATAACAAGCAAAACCTTTCAAAATACCTGAAAATTATTGTTCGGGGTTAAAAGGGGTCGAGCGTTTCGCTAAGGGGGGGGTATTAAAATGAAGTCTTTTATTTATTCATCGGGGGTTTATACATTACACTTTCAAAGTCTCCTATTAATTGAAGGATTACAACAAATTAACTTCATACTCTGGAGTGTTTAGTCTTTTATATATTATCAATTGGTTTTGCATTCTTAATTGTTGGGCTGCTTTGTTTGGATCGTATCGGTATTATTTATAACAAATCAACCAACTATAAGAAATTAGTATATTGTAATTTTAAATATATCCTATTATTTAAATATAATTTACTATCTTTGATTAGGCAATTAAGCCAAACTAAATTTAACACTATGAATACTTTAAACCAAATTACAATCGCAACAACAACAAACAATAATACAGCTCAAGAATTAAAAGAATGTTTTATACCTGTTCAAAAAGATGTCCAATCAATTGTTTGCTGTGGATCTCATACAGATATTTATTACACGGATGGTACTTGGACTTCTAAATAATATAACAATCCTTCAATAATATTTAAACCCTTCTTAATTGAGGGGTTTTTTATGTGTTTAAGTTAATATAGTACTATTATCACACTATTTCAGCCTTATTTTTTGTCTCCGCCGCGTGTAGATTAGCACTTACTAATACTATCTTACCATTATTCTTCTGTTTCAACCTCAATTGTAGGCACATCGTCAACTATTTGCATACCTGTAACTGGTTGAATATTCACCTGCACATTTGTTTGCTGCTGGTTCGTACCGTAAACCTTTGGCAGGAGCTTCGACGCTATCCACTTATAAGAGTCAATCTCCAGGCGTGCGATGTCCGTTAACTCCCTGCTTTGTTCGCTGCTATTTTTAAGGTCTTGGATCACATTACCTATCTTTTCAGCATAAAAGACTGCTTGTGTTTCCCTCGCACGTACGTAGTTGTCTCGAAAGTCTGCGTCTTTATTTAGCCATCGATACAATGTATTACTATCTGGTATACCGTTAGTCTTTTGAATTGCGTTAATGCTTTGACCTTCTTGTATTGCTTCAAGTACTTTTCTTTTAATTGTTTCTCTCTCTATAGGTTTATACATTATCTTTATGGTTTAACTATTATCTTTGGGCTAAATTGCTTTTACTTATAGTTATCAAAGTTAGTATATATTTTATTGATATACAAATGTGTATGTTTTTGGTTCTTTTATTACTCTTACGTGTATGTTTCTTACTCATTGGGTTGGTTTTGATTAATGTTTTTAATCTTTTTTTGAATTATATTAGCATATATCAATATAAAACATTATCTTTGATTAAGTAATTAAGATTAATTAAATTTCAAACTATGATAACTACAAAAATAATAATAGGATTAGCGGTATTTGTAATAATAGTTATTTGTCTTTCAATAGGTGAAGAAGATAAAAGAACATCTACAATTGATCCTGTAGACGAATTTCATAAAAGATTTAAATAATGACTCAATTAAAAAATAAACTTGACAGAAATGTGGTTAACCATAAGCGGTATTGTTGCAATGATCCAAAAGAAAAAAGCGCATATACAAAAATGTATGAATATTATAAATATTGTGATAATTGCGGTAAAGATTTAGAGTAAATATAAAATTAGAGCGGAAGCCGAAAAGCTATAGAGTAGGCAATATATAAATATATACAGATATGAATTTTATTTTAAGAACAATTGCAAAAGAAAGTAAAGGACTAACTTTAAACAGGCTTTTAGGTAGTAGTTATTGTATTACCTATAAAAGTGAAAAGACGATTGAAGAATGGGAAACAGAAGTTAAAATCTATTTTCCTGAAATTGCAAAAACAGACATTATTGTTGCTATAGTATTGAGTAATGAAGTATCACCAATTTATGATGATGATAGAGCCTATATAATGACGGAAAGCGGTAAAACATTTGAGAAAATATAGTGCCATTTTTTAATGAATTTATACAACCCTCTTAATTGAGGGTTTTTTATGGTATTATTTTAACTCTAGATTGATTAATTTGCATACTATCTTAACATATGTTAGAATATAGTAGATTATATCAATATATATAACTATATTTGAATACGCTTAACAGCCTAACCTTTTAAACCTGATAAAATGAATAATATTACAAAAGCTTTACTAGAAGATTTACAAAACGATTTAAATATAATAAAATCACATGAATCAAATATTGAGGTTGTTTGGAGTTTAAATAAATTAATTTCAAACATTAAACTAACTCAAAAACTTATTCAAGAAGAATTAAACAAATAAGACAAACAATTTAAACTTTATATCATGAGAAATCTAATCAACATCGCATTATCAAATAAACCTAGATTAATTGTATTAACTGTTTTAGTAGTACTTTGTATTGCTGCTTTGACTCATGGATTGCTTTATCCTTCTCCTTATATGAATTAACTTTCATCTTTGGGCAAAATTAACAACAACTTAAAATTAACAATATTTAAACTATAAATTATGATTTACTTTAATATTAAAACATCTGAAGGAATTGAAACAATTGACGAACTAAACGAAAACGATTTTAAAACTTATCGAGATTTTAGAAATGAAGTTAAACGACTAAGATCAGAATATAGACTTGCATCATCTTTTTATAGTGGAATATACACAAGTCAAAGAAGTACGAACGATTGGAAAAACAGATAACAACAACTTAAATTAAATAAAACCTTTAAATTATATATTATGAAAAAAGAATTTACATTCGGAAAAGTAGCATACACAGGAAAAAACAAATCTAATTTAGTAACTATTGAAGTAGAACTAAAAGAAGATAAACAAGGCAGACCTGTATTTTCAGCATGTGGTAATATATGGAACGATAGAAAATCAGATATTGAGATGGGTGGGCAATGTATAGACTCTATATTTGAAGAGTTTGAAAACGAAATCAAAAACAAAGATTTGTACATTAAATTAATGAACCTTTGGCAAAGAAATCATTTAAACGATATGAATGCAGGAACAAAGGAACAAGAAGTAGCTATTAAAGACTGGAAAAGTAGAGGTAATAAATACGACTATACAAAAGCGTGTGAATATTTAAAAAGTATTAATTTGTATGAAGTACCTCAAGGTGAGGTTATGTATAAATATGGTTCAAGCTGGATTTATAGAGAAATAAGCAAAGAAGATGTAAACGAAATCAAAAACCTATTAAATTAATCCTTTGGTTTGGATTAGTAAGAGCACCTAAGCAAGTGTTGAAACTGTTTAAAATGTACGTTAATTGCATATAAATAGGTAAATAGATTTACTACATTATTTGAAGTTAACAAATGAAATTGAAATCCTTTGTTTGCATTGGGCAAATTCACAAAGTTCGAATCTTTGCAAAGGAACTAAAAAATAAAATTATGGTAAAAATTAGAGTTGGATTTGTAGATAAATGGGAAGTTTTACTAATTGGATTTAATCCAGTTGTTGACTTTGAAATAGCAATTGCAATTGTAAGAGCTAGTAAATTAAAAAATGTATTCCTAAGACAGGTTAATAGCTTAGGAATTAAGGAATGGGATAACCTATAAATTTATAAACTATGAAATACATTAACAACCTATTCACAGACAAAAACGCCACGCTAATAACTAACTACGGATTTGCAATAGTAATTATATTAATTATTACGCTGGTATTTATAAACCTTATTTAAACTTAGAACTATGAAAATTTATATGTTTGATTTATTCGAATTAGTAGAGTTATTTCCTGAATTTAATGGCTTCACAGCTTCGGAATGGAATGATTTAAGCGAACTACCAAAGGAGGTTTTAAAACTGATGAAAGAAGCTAAAGAAAAAGACAGAGTTTATACTATTTTTAATTTTATGACCGACTTTAATATAAACGACCCTTTAACAAATAGCGAAAATTATATAATGTTTATACCTGATCCAAAATTTAACTTTTAAAACCTAAACCTATGAAAACACGAATTAAAAGAGAAAAAAGAAATGTCGATGTAAGAATATTTGATATTTTAACTCAATTACACGGCAACTACAAAGCTCAAAGGATTTATAAATACACAATGTTAAAACACGAAATTAACGCTTTAAATTGTGCTTAAAACAAAGAAACTAATATTAATATATAACAAGCTCCAGGAGATTGACAAAAAGGCTATTCAATTTAATAGCTATTACAATAATACTTGGGCAAAAAACCAACAAACAAAAAAGTAAAAAATTATGGAAAAAATGTATTTTGAAGCAGCTAAAAGTATTTTAGGAAGTGGTTATGATGCTGAGTTATGGTTAGATTGCAATAGTAATAAATTAAGTATGAAAATTAATACTATTGAAGAAGCTAAAACTGAGTTAAACTCTTTAATTGAATGGGTATGAGTAATATAAAATTTTACGATTATAAAACAGTACA